GCTCCGGCAGACGGCCCCGGCGCGCAGCCCCGGCCCCGGCGGACGGCCCCGGCCCCGGCGGACGGCCCCGGCCCCGGCGGGCGGCCCAGGCCCCGGCGGGCGGCCCCAGGCCCCGGCGGGCAGGCACAGCCCCGGCGGGCAGGCACAGCCCCGGCGGGCAGGCACAGCCCCGGCGGACGGCCCCGGCCCCGGCGGACGGTTCCGGCGGGCACACTTCTCCCCTTTGCTTCGGAGAAGTCCCACCGGCGCGCCGGACTTTCGCACTTCGCTCCGGAGAAGTGTGCCAGGGAGGGGGGATCGAATCTCTGGGGATCCCTTGCCGGAGACCGCGGCCCCCTCTCGCGTGAATTTTCGCGATATTCCGGGGGTGGGGGTCAGCGCCCCTAAATGAACTCAGCCGCTCCTTCGGGCGGCTTTTTTGATGCTTAGCGATAATCAGGGAGGACAGCCGTGAACACGAGCATGAACCTGCAGCGGATCCCGGTGGAGAAGCTGAAGCCCGCGAAATACAACCCCCGAAAGGACCTGAAGCCCGGTGATCCGGCGTATGAGAAGATCCGGCGCTCTCTCCACGACTTTGGGTACGTGGACCCCGTGATCTGGAACGAGGTCACCGGGAACATCGTGGGCGGCCACCAGCGGTACAAGGTGTTGGTAGCGGAGGGCGCCGCGGAGATCGACTGCGTTGTGGTGCATATCGAGAACCCCGCGGATGAGAAGGCGCTCAACATCGCGCTCAACAAGGCAGTCGGCGAATGGGAGCCGGTGGCGTTGGCCGACCTACTGACCGATCTGCAGCAGAACGGCTATGACTTGGGCGCGACGGGCTTCGACGCCGCCGAAATCGACGAGCTATTCTCCAAGGTTCACGACAAGGATGTCAAGGATGACGGCTGCGACCTGGACGCCGAAACCATCACGCCCTTCGTGCAGCCGGGCGACGTATGGATCTTGGGACGGCATCGGATGCTCTGCGGCGACGCGACCAATCCGGAGGACGTGTCGCGGCTCATGGCCTCCGGCAGCGCCGGGCCGGTCAAGGCCAACCTGGTGGTGACGGACCCGCCGTACAATGTCGGCTATGAAAGCAAGGACGGCAAGACCATCCAAAACGACAGCATGGCGGACGGCGCGTTCTATGAATTCCTGCTGGCGGCCTTCAGGAACATAGCCGCGCACATGGCGGAGGGCGCTTCCGCCTACATCTTCCACGCAGATACGGAGGGGCTCAACTTTCGCCGCGCGTTCAAAGACGCGGGTTTCCACATCAGCGGCGTGTGCATCTGGGTGAAGCAGTCGCTTGTGCTGGGTAGAAGCCCCTACCAGTGGCAGCACGAACCGGTGCTGTTTGGGTGGCTCCCGAACGGCAAACACCGCTGGTTCTCCGACCGTAAGCAATCAACCATCTGGAACTTCGACAAGCCCAAGCGCAGCGAGCAGCACCCGACGATGAAGCCAGTCCCTCTGCTGGCCTACCCGATCAAGAACAGCTCCGCCCCCAACGGCGTGGTACTGGACCTGTTCGGCGGCTCGGGCAGCACGCTCATCGCCTGCGAGCAGACCGACCGGATCTGTCACACGATGGAGTTGGATCCCAAGTATGCCTCCGTCATCGTACTCCGGGCCATCGAGCAGTTCGGCGCAACCACCGGGGTGAAAGTGCTGCGCGGCGGCGTGGAGTTGTCCTATGAGGAAGTGAATCCGGCCCCGGCATCGGAAGAAGTGTAAATCCACCAGAACCGGCGCCGGTTCTTCTACGGATGAACTCCGTGATTTAGCTTGCCATTTCGCCCCGAAAGAGGGATGTATGGGACGGAAACATCTGCAGGAGGGATTCCCATGACCATTCAATTCGAGGGCATGACGGGTGAGCGGCGTAAAGTGCTGGTGAATGCGATCTCCGAGGCGACAGGTGAGCAGATTGCCTACAAGGGCGCGCCAGGGTTCCAGTACCAGGTCGGCCCTTACAGCGTGCTCAAGGACGGCAGCGTGGAAACGGACGATTTCGCGGACCACAAGGAGATCGGGGCGCTGCTGGTTGCGTTGCGGGCGCGGGGCTTCCTGCAGCAGGGCGACGCCTGGGCCGAACCCGAGGAGCCGCCCACCGAAAAAGAACTCGCCGCCTGCATGAGCATTCCCAGCGCGGACAGCATCGTGCTCATCTTCCCGAAGGACGACATGGACGGGACGGCGGTCGCCAACCTGAAACGGCTGATCGAGGGCAAAGGCTGGCTGATCCGCAAGGCGCTGGAGGTAAGCGAGTTGTCCATTGAAGAGACCGAAGATGCGCTGCGCTTCCCCTGGCTGCCGGGTACCGCGCCCAGCGAGCTGATAAATGCCTGCGCGCTGCTGATCGCCGCGCTGATCAAGATGGCGAAGCAGCAGAAGCGCGTGGTGCTGACGGAGAGGGAGACGGACAACCCGAAGTACGCCTTCCGGTGCTTCCTGCTCCGGCTGGGGTTCATCGGCGACGAGTACAAGGACGCCCGGAAGCTCTTGATGCGGGGCATCCCCGGCAACGGCTCCAACCGGTACATCGCGGAGGAGCCGGTTTCCCCTGAAAAGTAGGGGAAATCACAAGGGACCCATTCTCACAACGATCATAGCCGCTGTGCGCACGCATGGCGGTTTTTCTCTGCCCACTTTTAGAAAGGAGGTGCGCCGTATGGCGACCCGGGGCAGAAAACCCAAACCCACCGCGCTGAAGCTGTTGGAAGGCAATCCTGGCAAGCGCCCGCTCAACGAACGGGAGCCGGTGCCGCCTAAGGGTGAAATCAAGTGCCCCGGCTGGCTGATGCCGGAAGCGAAGAAAGAGTGGAAGCGGCTGGCGCCCTCCCTGGAAGCGATGGGCGTTCTCACCATGGCCGACCTGACCGCCTTCGCCGGCTACTGCCAGGCGTTCGCGCGGTGGAAGGAGGCTGAAGAGTTTATTACGCAACACGGGAGCATCTTTAAAACGCCCTCCGGGTACGTGCAGCAGGTACCGCAGGTGTCCATCGCGCAGCAGAACCTGAAGATCATGCAGTCCTTTTGCACGGAGTTCGGGCTGACGCCCGCCACCCGTGCCCGGATCATCGCCGGCGGCGCAGGCTCGGACGGTTCACAGGCTGACGATCCGATGGAACGGCTGCTCAAGGGGAAATGGTAGCATGGCGTTTGATGAGCGCAAAGCTCAGCGCGCACTGGGCTTCATTGAGTGCTTGAAGCACACGAAGGGCGAGTTTCATGGCAAGCAGTTCATGCTGCTCCCCTGGCAAAGGCAGATCGTTTCGGACGTGTTCGGCACCGTGCGGGACGAGAAGCCGGAGATCCGGCAGTACACCCAGGCCTATATCGAGATTCCGAAAAAGCAGGGTAAAAGCGAACTGGGCGCGGCGCTGGCGCTCAACATGCTGACCAACGACGATGAATGGCGCGCGGAGGTGTACTCCTGCGCTTCCGACCGCCAGCAGGCAAGCATCGTATTCGATGTCGCTGTGGACATGGTCAAACAGAGTCCCGCGCTCATGAAACGCATCCGGATCATCCCGTCCACCAAGCGCATGATCTACGATCCCACCGGAAGCATCTACCAGGTGCTGTCGTCGGAAGTCGCGACCAAGCACGGCTTGAATGTATCGGCTTGTATCTTCGACGAGCTGCACACCCAGCCTACGAGGAAACTTTTCGACGTGATGACCCAGGGCTCCGGCGACGCCCGGGCGCAGCCGCTGTGGTTTTTCTTGACCACCGCCGGCACCGACCGGACCAGCATCTGTTGGGAGGTCCATCAGAAAGCCGTAGACATCCTCGAGGGGCGGAAACGGGATCCCCGCTTCTATCCGGTGGTGTTTGGCCTTTCGGACGGCGACGATTGGCAGGACGAGCGCAACTGGTACAAGGCGAACCCTTCTTTGGGGCACACGATTACGATCGATAAGGTGCGCGATGCCTACCGGAAAGCCTTGGAGACCCCCGCCGACGAGAACATGTTCCGGCAGTTGAGGTTGAACCAGTGGGTCAAGCAGTCGGTGCGGTGGATGCCCATGGACCGGTGGGACGAGTGCGGCGGCGCGGTGGACGCGACGGCACTGGAGGGCCGGGCCTGTTACGCGGGTCTCGACCTCTCCTCCACATCGGACCTGACCACCATCGTGCTGGTGTTCCCGCCGCAGAGCGAGGAGGAGCCGTACTTCGTACTGCCCTTCTTCTGGCTTCCGGAGGAGACGCTGGACCTACGGGTGCGGCGCGACCACGTGATGTACGACGTGTGGAAGGCGCAGGAGTTTCTGATGACCACCGAGGGAAACGTTGTTCACTACGGAGCCATTGAGCAGTTCATCGTCCGCCTGGGCGAGCGGTACAACATCCGGGAAATCGCCTATGACCGGTGGAACGCCACCATGATGGTGCAGGCGCTGGAGGACGACGGGTACACCATGATCCCGTTCGGCCAGGGGTTCAGGGATATGAGTCCCCCGACCAAAGAGTTGATGCGCATCGTCCTGGAGCGTCGTCTGGCCCATGGCGGACACCCGGTCCTTCGCTGGAACATGGATAACGCCTTCGTCCGTACTGATCCCGCGGGGAATCAGAAAATCGACAAAGAAAAGTCCACCGAGAAGGTGGACGGCGCTGTTGCGTTGGTGATGGCGCTGGACCGGGCGATGAAAAACCAAGGATCGGGCGGCAGCGTGTACGACAGTGACCGAGGATTGCTCTTTATTTGAGGTTCGTGATGCCAAGAACGCCCAAACGCCCCTGCCGGCATCCCGGCTGCCCCGGCCTCAGCGACGGGCCGTACTGCGAACAGCATCGCACGCTGTACGCCCGCGAAACGGCTGCCCAGCGCGGCTACGACGGACGTTGGCGAAAAGTGCGGGCGCTATTCCTCAAGAAACACCCGCTTTGCGCCGAATGCCTGCGAGAGAACCGGCTGACGCCAGCTACCGTGGTGGATCACATCGTCCCCCACAGAGGCGATGAGCGGCTGTTCTGGGACCGGTCGAATTGGCAGCCGCTCTGCAAGGCCTGCCACGACAGGAAGACCGGCGGCGGGCTATAATTTGTGGCATTGCGAAGCCCTTCTCGCATCGCCGGCGCGTCGCCGGTCATGCCCTTGACATCCCGGCATAATTGTGCTACAATCGTGCCGTGATCGAGACTGGGAGGTGTGGCTATGCAAATTGTTCCGATCCGGGATCTGCGCAATACCAATGTGATCAGTGAGCGCTGCAAGAGCAGCCGGGAGCCGATCTTCATCACGAAGAACGGGTACGGCGATATGGTGGTCATGAGCATCGAAACCTATGAGCGGACGCTGGCAGTGGCGGACGTCTACCGGAAACTGATGGAAGCCGAGCATGAACTGTCCGAAGGCAAGGGCGTGGATGGGAAGGCGGCCTTCAACGCTTTGAGGGCAAAGTATGAGTGAACCCTACGCCTACGAGCTGATGCCGTCTGCAATACGGGACTTGGACGGCATCGCGGAGTATATCGCGGTTCAGCTTTCCGCAAAAGACAGCGCCATCCGGTTGCTGAACGAGATTGAAGAAGCGATCATCGCGGCGTGCACTTTCCCCTATGCGGCGCCGTCCGTCAATGATGAGTTGCTCCAGCAGAAGGGGTATCGGAAACTGATCGTGTCGAACTATCTCGTGCTATATATCCCGGATGACGAAAAGCGCAAGCTGAACGTGATGCGCGTCGTCTACTTCGCGAAGGACTACCTCAGGGAATTGTAGCAACCGATATAGGTGGGAGAACATTGGGAAAAAGTAACAAAGTCTGCCCACACTGCGGCAAAAAGATGAAGCAGCAGTTCATTGGTCTGCAGCACTGCGGATGCGGAGTAAGCTGGAAAAAGGATGTCGGCTACTTTGAAAGGACCGAAGATATGATCTTTGCATTGGACCGAAGAATTGTCGGCGGCAAAGCGAAGCAGGTTCCGATCATCCGATACCGCGGAGAGAAATGATGGAAACCAGCTCAAAAGCATTATGAAGCAAGGGCATCTCAGCAATGAGGTGCCTTTTCTTGTGTCCATATTTTGGAGGTGGCGATGAACAACCCATTCACCTGGCTATTCCGTTCGCGGGACAAGCCGGAGAATAGCGTAAGCCCCGCCATGGCGTTCTACTTCGGGGGCAGCGCGGCCGGAAAGTCTGTGAATCCGCGAACGGCAGTGCAGATGACAGCGGTGTATTCCTGCGTGCGCGTGATTGCGGAGACCGTGGCCAGCTTGCCGTTGCACGTCTACCGGTACACGGAAGCAGGCAGTGAGAAGGCGATCAATCACCCCCTCTACCGCCTCCTGCACGACGAGCCCAACCATGAGATGACCTCGTTCATTTTGCGGGAGACGATGCTTTCCCACCTGCTGCTCTGGGGCAACGCCTACTGCCAGATCCTCCGGAACGGGCGCGGACAGATCCTGGGCCTGTACCCGTTGCTGCCGGAGAAGATGCAGGTGGACCGGGATGCGGGTGGGGTTTTGACGTACGATTACACGACCCAGAACGGCGGCGTTTTCCGGCTGCGGCCGGAGGACGTCTTGCACATCCCCGGACTGGGCTTTGATGGCATCATGGGCTATAGCCCCATCGCGCTGGAGAAGAATGCGATCGGATTGGGTATGGCGGCCGAGGAATACGGCAGCCGCTTCTTTTCCAATGGCGCCACCCCCAGCGGGGTGCTCACCCACCCCAACACCGTCAAGAACCCGACCGCGCTCCGGGAGAGCTGGCACGCCGCCTACGGCGGCTCCGCCAATTCCGGCAAGGTGGCGATCCTGGAGGAGGGGCTCAAGTTCGAGCGGATCTCCATGCCCAACAATGAGGCGCAGTTTCTGGAGAGCAGGAAATTTCAGGTGGCGGAGATCTGCCGGATCTACCGCGTGCCGCCCCACCTTGTGGGCGACCTGGAGCACGCGACATTCAGCAACATCGAACACCAGTCCATCAGCTTCGCGACGCACACGATCCGCCCCTGGCTGGTCCGGATCGAGCAGTCCATGAATCGGGCTCTTTTCCCCGAGCGGGAGAAGGGTTCTTTTTATGTCCGCTTCAACATCGACGGCCTGATGCGGGGCAGCTACAAGGAGCGTATGGAGGGCTACGCCATCGGGCGCCAGAATGGCTGGTTGTCCACCAATGACATCCGCGCGCTTGAGAACCTGAACCCGCTGTCCGATGAAGACGGCGGCAATGCGTACCTGGTCAATGGCAATATGGTCCCCATTACGGCGGCACAGACGACGAACGGGAGGGATATCCCCTGAGAGAGCTACTTCTAAACGGCTACATCGACGAGGAAGTGTGGTTCGGCGACGAGATCACGCCGGCGAACCTGCACGAGGCGCTGTATGGAGCCGACAACGACATGAAAGACGAGGTGCACATCCGGCTCAACAGCTACGGCGGCAGTTGCAACGCCGCCACCCGGATGTTCGACGACGTCCGGGCCTATCCCGGAAGCGTGCGCATCACGATCTCCGGCACCGCAGCCTCCGCAGCGACCGTGCTGGCCATGGCGGCCACTCGCTTGGAGATGACGCCGGGGAGCCTTTTCATGATCCACGATCCGAGTGTGCTCGCCTGGGGAAACGAGCGAGATCTGTCGGAGGCGATCGGCCTTCTGAAAGCCTGCAAGGAAAGCATCCTCAACATCTACGGCACCCGGTGCAAGATGAGCCGCAACGAGCTGGCAGCCATGATGACGGCGACCACGTGGATGGACGCCAACGCAGCGCTTGAAAACGGCTTTATCGACGGGCTTTCCGAAGGGGAAGCCGGCCCCGTCAACGCCACAAAGCCGCGAACCGTGAACCGCGCGGAGGCGGAAGTCAAGGTACAAGCCTGGCTGAACCGCCATAAACTCCAGCCGTCCCGCCCGATCAAGGGCGATGATCATACATCTTCTGTATTGCCTGACGATGATCAGGCCAACCGGCCCGACGATTCGGGCGGGACGGCGCAAACCAACCCGGACCCGGGCGGCGGTCCGCCCGGACCTCCCGCTGCACCCCCACCGCCGGAAGCATCCGGCACCCCCATCGCCCAGCTGCAAAAGCGGCTGGGCTTACTCATGCCCGCAAGGCGATAACAGGAGGAAAATCATGAGCAAAGTACTGGAGATGCGCAGGAAGCGCGGCGAAGTCTGGGACAAGGCGAAGGCATTTCTGGAATCCCGGCAGGATGAAAGAGGTCTTTTGTCCTCGGAGGACACCGCCGCCTACGAGAAGATGGAGCAGGAGGTCGTGGACCTGGGCAATGCCATCGAGCGTGCGGAGCGCGCGGCCGAACTGGAGCGGGAGCTGAACGCGCCGGCCAACACGGCGCTGACTTCTCGCCCGGAGAAGGCGACCGACAAGCCCGGCCGCGGGAGCGCGGCTTATAATGATGCCTTTTGGAAGCTGATGCGCGACGTGGACCGCCGCGGCTATGAGCTTCGTAACGCGCTGCAGATCGGCGAACTCAGCGAGGGCGGCTATACTGTGCCGGATGAGTTCGAACACACGCTGGTCGAGGCGCTCCAGGAGGAGAACATCATGCGCGGCCTGGTGCACGTGATCACCACCTCCTCGGGCGACCGCAAGATTCCGCTCGTGACCAGCAAGGGTGCGGCATCCTGGGTCGAGGAGGAAGCGGCCATTCCCGAGTCGGACGACGGGTTCGGCCAGATCACCTTGAGCGCGCACAAGGTGGGCAGCATGATCCGAATTTCGGAGGAATTGCTGCGCGATTCTGCGTTCAATCTCGCCGCCTACATCACCGGAGAATTCGCTCGGCGCGTGGGCGCCGCGGAGGAAGCGGCCATCATTGCAGGCGACGGCAGCCACAAACCCACGGGCCTTCTCCACGATACCCTGGGCGCGGAACTGGGTGTGACCACTGCGGTAGCCGCGGCAATCACCGCGGATGAGCTCTTGGACCTTCAGCACTCGCTGAAGTCCGGCCATCGCCGCCGCGCCACGTTCATCATGAACGACGCTACCGTCAAGATGATCCGGAAGCTCAAGGACGGCAACGGCCAGTTCATGTGGCAGCCGGGTCTTCTGTATGGCCAGCCGGATACGCTACTCAATCAGCGTGTGCTGATGTCGAGCTACATGCCGCTGCCCACCGCGGGCAACAAGGCGATCCTGTACGGCGATTACAGCTACTACTGGCTGGCGGACCGGGAGGGCCGCTCGCTGCAGCGGCTGAACGAATTGTACGCGGCCACGGACCAGGTTGGCTTCAAAATCACGCAGCGCGTGGACGGCCGCCTGATCCTCCCCGAGGCAGTCAAGTGCCTCCGTATGAAAACCGCTTAAGCAATGACGGAGGGGCGATTCCGGGAGAGGAACACCCCTCCTTTCCTCATGCAACGAAGGAGGGCTCCAAATGAGCCAATCCAGCCGGAACTACCACGCCCACGGCGGCAACGAGTGGGTGGTCGGAGGCAAGCTGATCTTCCTGCCCGGCGCCACGGTGGAAGGCGCCGAGAGCCTGTTCGATGTGCCTTCGGGTGCCCAAGCACAAATCTCCAACTTCCCCGCCAGCACCGCCACCACCGTGGCCGCGCTGCGGGAGGAGTTCAACGTTCTGATCGCGGCTCTGAAATCGGCCGGCCTCATGGCGGCAGATGTGCCGGAAGCGGAGTAGGCGGTGGTCGCATGGTCGTAACGATCGCCGAAGTCAAGGCGCACCTGCGCATCCAGCATGACGACGAGGACGAGTACCTTTCCTCGCTCATCGCCCAGGCACAGTCGGTCGCGGAGGACTACTGCCGTGTGACGCTCCCGGATGACGCGCCACCAGCTGTCCGCCTAGCGCTGCTGCTCATGATCAGCCACTACTACGAGAACCGGGACAACCCGGATAAACACGTGTACCTGGCGATGCGGACGGCGTTTGAGAACCTGCTGTACCCGCACCGCGACGTGACGAAGTTTTTCTGATGGAGGTGAAGCGCCTTGCGCGGCTACAAGAACTTCGAGTCCGACCCGCACCCGGGAGACCTCCGGCACCTGGTTGAGATCGGCCATACCGAAAACGTCATCAACGCAAACGGTTACCCCGAGCCCAGGGATGTCGTCGTGTGCCGCGTATGGGCATCCGCCATCGAGGCCGGTAACCAGACCTTTCGCGCTGCGGATACGGAGAACGCCGAAGGGGTCATCAACTTCACGATCCGCTACCGGAGCGATGTGCAGCCAGGTATGTGGGTGAAGTTCCTCGGGGACAAGCGGGTGATCACCACGATGGGCGAGTACGAGTTCAAGCGGCGTTACCTGGGGCTCAAGACCTCCGTCGTGAAGGGCGTGGGCTAATGCGACAGGTGCAGGAAGCGCTCAAAAACGTCGGCATCCCGGTATTCGCAGGCATCTGGCGCCCCACGTCCTCCGGGCAGAACCCGCCCGGCCAGTACATGGTGTACTCCTCGACCACCACCGAGGATGCGCACTGCGACGATGCCGTCGTATCCTACAAGACCTTTGTCTACCTGAACCTCTGGAGCGACGGCGACCCCACGGAAACCGCGCTGAAAGTTCGCGTCGCAATGTATGTGGCAGGTTTCTCCATGGTGGAGGAGACGGACAAGGGATACAACCAGCCGGCCTACGACAGCGCCACCCGTCAGTACGCCGTGCAGTGGACCTGGTGCCTGCGGCAGGAGGTGTCCCCTTGAGCATGCAATTTCGAGGATTCGACGATCTTGTGAGTGACCTGAGGGGTATGGCGGCGGCACTGGACGATGGCCCGGCGGTCAACCGCGCCCTGGAAGCCGGCGCAGTGCCCATCGAGCGGCAGATGCTGCACAATGCGTCCACAGATCCCGCCATCATCACCGGCGACTTGCACGATTCCATTCACACCGGGCGCGTCCGCGGCGGAAAGCGTGGGAAGCGCATCACCATCGGCGTCCATCACAGCGAGAAGGGCGCGTACTACGCAAATGCGGTGGAGCATGGGCACGGAGGACCTGCCCCGGCGCCCCCGCACCCGTTCATCCGGCCCGCCTACGACACCACCGTCGACGAGGCCTACGACCTGATCCGGCAGAGCTTGCGGGACGCGCTCGACCGGTCCATCTGATTCTACAGGAGGAAAACAATATGCCCAACAGCCCTTCCCCCGCCGTGGCGAGCACGGTGGGTCTGAAAAACGTCGTGCTGGCGGAGCTCCTTGAGGATACGGAAGCCGTATTGACGTATGGGCCGCTGCAGGATTTCGCCGGCGCCATCGACGCGCAGCTCGCGCCCGAAAACGCCGATCCGGAGGTGCAGTACGCCGACGACGTAGAACTGGACGTGCTCTACCCGGATCCGGAGATCAAATTGACGATGGAGATGGCGGATGTACCCCTGATGCTTCAGGAGAAGATCCTGGGCAACACCGTCGACGACAACGGCGTGCTGGTCCGCACCGCGGGCGATGCGCCTCCGTACTACGCGCTTGGCTTCCGCTCGGAGCGCAGCGATGGCACATACCGGTACGTCTGGCTGTTTAAGGGCCGGGCCGCACCGATGAGCGAAACCTACCACACCCGCGAAGGCAAGCAGGTGACGCGGCAGACCGGAAAGCTGGAGTTCACCTTCCTCAAACGCACCCATGACAGGCGCTACCAGGCGGTGGCGGATGAGGGTCAGAACGGGTTCACCCCCGAGAAGGCGGCCACCTTCCTGACAAGCGTCTACACGCCGGCCATCACTGCCGGCGGCGGGGACTGATCCCCGGCACAGTTGAGCTTACAATAAGAAGGGAGTGCTCCCCATGATCACCTGCACGCTGGGGGAAAAGAAGTACAGTGTGGACTTTATCTCCGGCCGCGCCCTGCGGGAGATGGGTCCTGCCTGGGACATGTATACCCGGGTGACCAAGGTCGCCAGCGACGCGCTGGCCGGGAAGGCATCGGACGAGGCGACCACCGTCGCGGAAGCCATGGACGTGCTGGTCAAATGGTTCTGCATCCTGTTCGGCAACCAGTTCAGCGTTGACGACGTGTATGATCACTACCCGGTGGACCGGCTGATGCACGACATCGTACTCTCGCTGCTCGCCGTGCAGGCGCAGACCACGGAAGTACTGAGCGAATTCCCTACGACGGCGGCGCAGGACTTGACGAAGGCGTCCTGACGCTGCCCGACTACGTGTATGCCACCTACAATGATCTGCTGACTGCCGGTTGGGCGATGCGGGAGATCGACGAGATGGACCTGCCGGGCTTCCTCCGGCTCCGGGCTTGGGACGCGCGGCGCAGGCAGGCTGCGCAGGCGCCCAAGCGCCGGTTCATCGACGAGGTGTGGCCGATGAATTCAGCTGCGGATGCTGCCCGCAGTTGAGGCAGATGGCCTTAAAGTCCGGGTTCGCATTTTCCATCATCATTCTCGTGTAACTTGGCCCCCAGCCTTCAACCGCCATGGAGCAATCGAAGCAGATGCCTTTATCGATCTCCTGGCCAAGCACGGGACATCGAATCATCTTTTCGATCATGTGGCCTCCTGGAGAGCATTCCAGGGTAAATGCCCCTCTCCAATTCCACTGTACCGTATCCATCCCTATGCTACTGCCAATTTTCCAGGATGTCAATCACCTCGCGGATGATGCGAGGTGATTTTCATTTACTTGTAATGAAGGAGGGTTCCCGTGAGCGAGACACTGCGCGATCTGGTGGTATCGCTGTCCCTGAATTCGGACAATTTCACGCGGAACCTCCGGAGCATTAACAAGCAGATCGCAGAGGCGGAGAGCAAGTTCCTGCTGGCGGGTGCAGGGGTGGAGGGCTTTGAAAAATCGGCGAGCGGCCTCGGCACCCGGATCGGCACACTGCGGGAGAAGCTGGTCAACCAGCGCCAGGCGGTGGAACAGTACCGCCGGGCGCTGGACGCCGCCCATGCGAAGCTCCGGGAATCAGCCGCGGGGAATGAAAAGTACCGCGCTTCGCTGGACGCGGCCCGCTCCCGCCAAGCGGCGCTCCGGGAAGAGATGGGCCACGCCTCGAAGAAGGTGGACGAGTACCGCTCCACCCTCGGGGCGTCCGACTCCGCCACCATCGCGGCCCAGGCCAACCTGGACGCGCTGCGCGGGGAGTATGAGGCGACCGGCGCCGAGGTCAAAAAGTTGGAAGGCCAGGTCGCGGCGACCGGCAAGACCATGCAGAACGCCGCGGACGCCGTCACCGCTGCGCGCACCAACCTCAACAATGCCCGGGCCGCCGTCCGTGAGACCGAGGCGGAGATCGGCAGGCTGGGCAAGCGCCTGGAAGCCGCCCGGTCCGCGATCCGCGCCGCCGGCGAGAGCTTGACCGCCTTCGGAAAGAACGCTAAAGCGGCCGGCAAGTCGCTCACCAGCGCAGGTCGGACGCTAACCATGGGCATCACCACGCCGCTCGTGGGCCTGGGCGGCTATGCGCTGAAGGCTGCGGTCGACATGGAAGACGCTTTCGCCGGCGTCAGGAAGACCGTTTCCATGACAGAGGCTGAATACGCAGAGCTCGACGCCTCGATCCGTCACATGACGCTGGTGAAGCCTGCAACCTATGAGGGCATTGCCGCCGTCGCCGAAGCAGCCGGGCAGTTGGGCGTCGCCAACCAGGCCATCCGGGGCTTTACCTCCGTCATGACCGACCTGGGCGCCATCGCTACCGATCTTTCCGCGGAAGATGCTGCCACCAACCTGGCCAAGCTCGCCAACATCATGGGCGTGACCGGGGACAAGCAGACAAACGAATATTTCGAGCGTCTGGGCAGCACCGTGCTGGAACTGGGCGTCAACTCCGCCGCCACGGAAGCCGGCATCGTGGAGATGTCCATGCGCCTCGCCGCGGCCGGGAAACAGGTGGGGTTGACCGAGGCCCAGATCATCGGATTTGCGACGGCGCTCTCTTCCGTAGGCATCGAAGCCGAGGCGGGCGGCACCGCGTTCAGCAAGGCCCTGATCAAGATGGAAGTCGCGGCGGAGACCGGCGGTCAGGCGCTCAAGGATTTCGCCAAAGTGTCGGGCATGACCGGCGACGAGTTCAAGACGCTGTTCCAGAACGACCCCGCGGCGGCGTTCCAGGCATTCATCGCGGGGCTGGCGGCGTTGGACGACGAAGGCATCAGCGCCATCACCACGCTGCAGGACATCGGGTTCAAGGAAGTCAGGCTTAGGGATACCACGCTGCGCATGGTCAACGCGACGGACCTGTTCAGGGAAACGCAAGAGTTGGCCAACAAGGCGTGGAAGGAGAACAGCGCCATCACCACCCGGGTGGCGGAGCGGTACAACACCACGGCCAACCGGCTGAAGATGCTGAATAACCGCGCGCGGCTGACGGCCGAGACTTTCGGCAGCATCATGGTCCCCGTTCTGGAAGATGTCATGGACGGCGTGGGCGACACGCTGGACAGCTTTGCGGAACTGGACGAGGGGCAGCGCCAAGCGCTGATCACCGCGGCCGCCTGGGTTGCCGCCATCGGACCGGGGATCCTCATGATCGGCAAGCTGAACACTGCCGTGGGGACGGTCGCCACCGGATTCGGGAAGCTGCTGACCACCTCGGTTTCCGCGGGTGGCGGGATGAAGGGTCTGCTGGCCGCGTGCGGGAGCCTCTTGGGTCCAGTCGGCATCGCGGCGGTTGCCGCGGCGGCGCTGTACGGTGCGTACCGCTGGATCGATTACGCCTCCGGCGCCCGGGAAGCGCGGGAAGCGCTCCAGGGTATGGCGAAGACCGCCAAGGAATGGTCGGAGCAGCAGGCGGCCACCGTGTTCGATACCGGAAACGACGCATTTTCGCGTTTTGACTTGACCCCAGACAACTTCGGCGGCGCGGAAGAATCAAAGGACTGGCTGTCCCGGGTCAACGCCGCCTGGACCGACGGGAAGAAGGACACCGCGGAGGCCGTCCGGGGCTACATCGATGAGTTCAAGGCGGACAGCGAAGCGCTGCGGGAGGCCGTCAAGGAGCGCAAGGAGATCCTCGCCGGGTTGGGCGTGAAGGACACGCGCTCGGACAAAGTGCTGAAGCAGCTCAATTCCTATGATAAAGAAGTCCAGTCGCTCTTGAAAAAACGTCGGAACGGCAAGCTGACCGAAAAGGACCAGGCGCGCCTTCAGGAGATCGTCACCCAGCGGGTGCAGATCAAGCTGGAGTACGCGCTGGGGGAATCCGGCGGGTACGGAAAGATCCTCCAAGGGGTTGAAGCCGAAAAGGCGCGCTTAGAGGTGGAGGGCGGTACGGCGTCCATCGACCTGTACGCCGACGCCATGAAGGCAGCCGCCCAGGGCAGTGCCGAGTACAACGCGGCACTGGAAGAAACCTACGCTTCCGAGTACAAGGTCATCGCCGCCATGCAAGAGGGCGCGGACAAGCAGGCGGCGCTCGACGCGTTGAATGAGCAGCATAATCAGGCAAGGGTAGAAGGCGCCCGGAAGTACGCCGAGGCACTATCCCAGTTGGTGGGGCCGATGCTTGAGAGCGACGAACTGGGTGGCGCAGACGAAAAGCTTCAGAAGCTGGTTGGCCTCTTGTCCGAGTTCCAGATCGCGACCTCCCAGGGCGGCGACACCTCCGGCATCCTGACCCAGTTGGACGAACTGACCAAGGGCATGGATGAGGGCGAGCTGGCCTCCTATCTGGCGATCCTGACCCAGATCCAGGATGCCGTGAAGCAGGGCGGGTTCACGCCCGAAGAGACGGAAAAACTGTTCCCCGACCTCAACATCAAAGATGTACTGGGCGGGTACACGTCCATCGCCGACTTCCTGAAGGCCAACGCTGGTACATTTGATGGCCTCTCGGCCATGTTCAATGAGGCGCTGCCGGACGAGGTAAACCGCGTGCTGGTGGAGTTGGACCTTACGAGTGCGTCCGCCGCGTGGGAACAGTTCAAGATCGATACATCCTCGCTGACCACGACGCTCTCCGCCACGGTCACCGGCACCGTGCAGCTGACCCCCATCGACGCACAAGCCGCCTCGGATTTCCGCGCGGCAAACCCGGTCGACCTCGACGGCCAGGTCATGAAGGTCGGCATGGTCGAAGGCGCGGAGCAGGCGTTCAAGGACAAGTTCGACGCGGGGCTGTTGGCGCTCTACGATGAGCACGGCGTTCCAATCCCGGTCACGCCGTCAGCCCTCACGCAGATCAAGGCGACCGATTTGGTGCTGGGCACGGACGAGAACGGCGTGCTGCACGTGCAGGTGCTGCCGAAGATCGGCTCCCCCGAAGGCGTAGAGAACGCGGAAGCGGGCCTGAACATCAAACCGAAGAACTTCCTCCCCGACTGGCTGAAGTCCAGTACGTCCGACAAGGTGACCTCCATCCAGAGCCTCGCGCAGGGCGTGGAGGATTTGGCCGCGGCCGGCGAGAATTTGAGCGCACAGCAGGGCAAGTCGGTACTGTTGGAGCAGTTGTACAGCCTCAACCCCAAGGACCTGGAGAACCTCTCTACCTACATCGCGCAGGCGATGGCGGCGTTGAGCAGCGGCACGTTGGACGCAGACACGGCGGCGAAGGTGCAGGAACAGCTGAATGCGATGCTCACCGTCGTCCGGAGCGCGGACGAGTACCTGGGCGTCGGCAACGACATCTCCGCCGGCATTGCAATCGGCCTGACCGCCTATGGCTGGACCGGCGATGCGACGACCGTCGCCACCTCCATCGAAACCGCGCTTCGCGCCGCGGCGCAGACGCATTCTCCTTCGGCCAGAACGCGGCCGATCGGCACGGATCTGTCCGCGGGCATCGCGGTCGGCATGATGGCCTACGGGTTCGGCTCCGCAGCCGGCGTCACGACGGCAAAGGCCATCTCGGCGCTACGGGCAGGAATGTCCTCCAGTGCCACAAGGCCTATCGGCTTGAACGCCATGGTCGGCATGGCGGCCGGCATCCTGAGCGGCCGGAACATCGTCGTGAGCGCCATGAGGATTGTGGCCGAGGCGGCCGTGCGCGCCGCGAAGGCGAAGCTCAAGATCCAATCTCCCTCGCGTGTGTTCCGGGATGAGGTCGGCCGGATGATGGTCCGGGGCATCGGCGTCGGCGTGGAGCAAGAAGGTAAGGCTCAAGCGAAGATCATCCAAAATGCCTCCCGGTACCTGACCGGCGCGGCGCAGGCGGGTGTCGGCGGCAGCTATTCCTATGACAACCGGAAGACCTACAATCAAAACGCCTCCTCCACCATCCGTGTGGAGAAGCTCTATGTCCGCGATGAGCAGGACGTCCGCTCGCTGGCGATTGAGATTGCGTCCCTCACCAAGCGGCAGCAGCGCGGGCGTGGATTGCGCATGGCCTGATTGTGGACCATGTCGCCACTCTTTTTCGGCAATCATCGGAAGGACCATAAAGGCCGCGCCTGTGAGTGCTGCGGCCTTTTCCATTGGAGGGGAACATGAACGACTGGTTCGAATGGAACGGCGTCCGCTGCACCGAATACGGCATTCATGTATCCCAGCAACCCGCCATTACCCGCGCGGCCGAACGTGCGACGTTTACAAACGTGCCGGGCCGGTCGGGCGCGCTGACCACCTTGGAAGGTGAGGACGTATACGACGATCTCACGTTGAGTGCAGAATGCTTCATTACGGATTCAGGCCGGTTGCCTGAGATCTGCGGCTGGCTCAAAGGCGGCGGCAAGGTGACGTTCGCGGACAGGCCGGGCGGGTTCTACTTTGCCCGGATTGCCAACCAGATCCCGTTTGAGAAGATCCTGCGCGGGCACCCGCATCGGTCGTTTGTAACCAACTTCCGCTGCCAACCCTTCTGGTACGTGCAGGGTGTCTCGCTCATTACGCTGACGACCTCGGGCGGGATCATCACAAACCCGGGCAACGTCTTTTCAGAACCGGTGATCACCGTGTATGGCTCCGGCGACATCACGCTCATGGTGGGGCTATACGTCGTGGAGTTGGAGGGCATCTCCGGCAGTATCACGCTGGATACGCCACTCATGGAGGCGTATTCCGGCTCCGCATCTATGAACGACAACATGAGCGGCGATTTCCCGACGCTCGTGCCGGGCATAAATGCCGTGAGCTGGAGTGGAGGGGTGGCGAGGGTTGGGATACAACCCAACTGGAGATATTTCTAAGAGGCTTAGGGACGCTCTCTCATGATTAAGTAGAATATCTTGAACAAAACTGAATGAAAATCCGTCGATAATTAAGAGGATGAGGTTTATGAAAAGAAAAAAACCGTTGCTTGTAATCGGTGGTGTGTTGTTTACCATTGCTCTGTTTATTTGGCTCAACAATACGTCTCTATTCAGCAATACGGAAGGTAACAAAGCAAAGCTTCTTGCGCATCGCGGCCTTGCGCAGACATTTGACATCAGTCAAGTCGAGTGGGATACGAATACCGCGGAAATGATCTATCCACCGGAGCATCCATACCTTGAGAACACGCTGGAATCAATGCGGATCGCTTTCGACATGGGCGCGGATGTCGTTGAATTTGATGTTCACAGGACGAAGGATAATCAGCTGGCTGTATTCCATGATTATGATATTTCCTATCGCACAGAAGGCCAGGGCCATGTGAGCGATCACACCATGGCCGAACTCAAACAGCTCGATGTGGGCTACCGTTATACGGCGGATGGCGGGAAAACCTTTCCTTTCCGGGGGAAGGGGATTGGGAAAATGCCTAAAATCCAAGAGGTATTCGACGCTTTCCCCAATAGTGAACTGCTGATTGACATTAAAGATGGAGACGAAGAAACCGGTGTGTTGCTGTGGGAGCACCTTAAGAAGATGCCGGAAGAGCGGCTCTCGCAAATCACTGTCTATGGCGCGGACAGAACCATTCAATACCTGCGCAATCAGAGTAATTCGTTGCGATTGTTGAGTATGGAAATGATCAAGGATGCACTGATAAAGTACATTGCGCTGGGATGGACGGGGTACATCCCCGAAAGTCTACACAATATGGAACTCCACCTGTCGCTGAACTATGCCCGCCTATTGTGGGGATGGCCCCACAAATTCGTGGAGCGGATGGAGCGTGTCAATACACGGGTTGTGATTGTGGGCGGCAACGGGGGAGCATCCGAAGGAATTGATACGGTGACCGACCGTGAACAAATCCCCGCAGGATTCGACGGGTATCTGTGGACGAACCGAATTGATCGCTTCGATAGCGGTGAAATAGCGCGATAAAGGTCTATTGGATCAAATTCGTATACTAACCTATTATGTCCGCCACGCGGTGGACATTTTATTCTTCTTCTGCGGGGAAGTGATGGTGTGATCTGCGTCTTTCCACCGGGCGCGACAGATTTTTCGAGCAATGGTCTGGGGGCAATCCGCCCATCGATCTGCTCCGTGACCGAAACGCTCAACAGCGAATGGGAGCTGGAGCTTACGCACCCGCTGGACGAGCAAGGCAAATGGCGCCGGCTGGTGGAAGGCAACATCCTCCGCGCGCCGGTGCCCGCCGCCATGACGCCACAGATGAAGCTGCAGGGCATGGGCAAGGCAATCTACAAGGTGTCCACCAGTCGCAATCCTCTGCGGCTGCGCTCCGGCACCGGATCGAAATACAGGGTGCTGGGCAGGTACAAAAAGGGCACCCAGGTCATCGTGCTGAGTACCGGTAATTCCTCGTGGTACGAGGTATCCTGCCCGGACGGCAAGCGCGGATACATGGCTTCGGAGTATCTGACCTACGTGCGTACGGAGGCTACGTCGGGACAGGCGACAAAGGCGGTCGTCGAGTCCCGGCAGCTTCGGGACCAGCCGTTCCGCATCTACCGCGTGGTGCCAGAGCTGACGAAGATCACGGTCTATGCCCGGCACGTGTTCTATGACCTGCTGGACAACATGATCAAGAGCTACAAGCCCGCCGCGTCCACGGCGGGCTCCGTCGTGGCTCAAAACATATCTTCAAAATGCCTGACCGAGCATGACTTCACCTTTTATTCCGACTTGGCCTCCACCGCTTCCGAGGTGGAATTCGAGAACGTCAACCCCGTGGACGCGATCCTGGGCGAAGGCGGTCTCGTGGAGAAGTACGGCGCGGAACTGACCCGCGACTGGTTCGATGTGTTCCTGGTGCAAAGGGTAGGTACCGACACCGACGTTCAGATCCGCGAGGGAAAGAACCTCCTGGGCATCTCCTACGACGTGGACATCACCGATGTGGTTACGCGGATCATGCCCACCGGCCAGGATGCGGACGGCAACGTCCTGTATCTGCCGGAGCTGTACATCGACAGTCCGAACATCGGCAGCTACACCCACCCCAAATGGATTCATCTGCCCGTCTCCGAGGCCAGAGAGGTCACGAAGGGCGACGACAAAAAGACCAAAACCCAATGCTACGCAGAAATGCGCAAGGCGGCGCAGGCCGAGTATGACAAGAGCTGCGACCTGCCGACCATTACGCTCAAGGTTGACTTCATCAACTGCGCGGAAACGGAGGAATACCGGCAGTACCGGTTCCTCCAGAACATCTTCCTGGGCGATGCCGTCCGGGTCATCGCGCGGCGCATCGGCGTCGCGGTATCCATGCGGCTCACGCAGTACACCTACGACTGCCTGACGCGCAAGTACACCGCCATGACGCTGGGGACTGTGGCGGACACGATTGAAGGCAACACCATTTCCTCCCGGCAGCTCGCCTCCGGAACCGTCACCGGCGCGAAGCTGGCGATCAATTCTGTGGGCGCCGGGCAGCTCAAGGACGGTTCGGTGGGCAGCCTGCAGATCGGCCTGGCCGCGATCCAGTCGGCGCACATCCAGGACGCGGCCATTGTGAACGCGCTCATCGCAGACGCGGCGATCACCAGGGCGAAGATCGCGGAGGCAACCATCGGCGAGCTGAACGCCGGCGCCATCACGGCGGTTTCCGCCCGGATCAAGGAGCTGGCGGCCGGCAGCGTCACGACGGACGAATTGTACGCCGCGCTGGCGACCATCGCCCTCGCGCAGATCACCACTGCCAATATCGACAACGCATACATCTCCTGGGCTGAGATCGGCGGTCTGGCCACCGAGATGGCGAACATCGCCGTGGCACAGATTACCACCGCGAACATCAATCAGGCGGTCATCGATTGGGCGAGCATCGCCAGCCTGAATACGGCCGTGGCCAACATCGCCCTGGCGCAAATCACCCAGGCGAATCTGGATAGCGCGCACATCGAGTGGGCTGGCATTGCGGACCTGAACGCCGCCGTCGCCCATATCGCCGTGGCGCAGCTTACCACCGCGCACCTGCACGAGGCGCACATCGATTGGGCGGGCATCACGGAGCTGAACGTCGCCATCGCGGACATTACCCGCGCCAGTATTGAAACCGCTGACATCGGTTGGGCGCGGATCAAGGACCTGACCACCGGGACGGCGATCATCGAGCGCGGCATCAACGGAAAGCTGTATGTGGCCGACCTCGCCGTCACCGAAGGCAACATGGCCTCCCTCACTGTGGGCGAGTTAATCGTGAAGGGCGCGGACGGCAGCTTTTACGCCGTTTCGGTCGATGAGGACGGCATCGTCACGACCACCAAGAAGGAAGTGACGGGCGGCGACATCGCCGACGACAGCCTGCCGGGCGGCAAGCTCATGGAGAGGTCCATTACCGCCCGCGAGCTGAACGTCCAGAGCATTTTCGCGGATGAAGCGTTGGTGCGCACCATCCAGGCCGCGAACATCGACGTGGATGACCTGTTCGCCAATACGGCCTTCATCGCCAAGCTCCAGGCGGTGGACATCACCGGCAACGAAGCGCTGCGCCTGTACGTGGAGGGCCAGGTATCTGCTGCGAAGGATGAAGCGCTGGACGCCGTGGGCGACGCGGTGGCGCAGATCACCCTGACCGCCGATGCCATCCGAAGCGAGGTGAAGCGCGACTATGCCCCGGCTGATGCGCTGGAGCAGGTGAACGAAACGCTATCCACGCTGGCCGAGCAGACCGAGAACAATTTCACCTGGGCGGTCAGCAAGGTGACGGAAATCGAGCAGGATTTGGCCGAGGGGCAGGAAGCCACCGACGAGCAGATTGCCCTCATCAAGACCTATATGACCTTTGGGGATGACGGCCTCATCATCGGGAAGTCCGGCAACCCCATCACCATACGGGTGGTCAACGACCGCGTGGCCTTTTATATGAACAACACCCAGGTCGCCTACCTGTCCAACAACAAGCTCTATGTGACGCAGGCCGAGGTCTTGGCCCGGTTGCAGATCGGCAAATTCGCCTATGAGCCGCAGGCCAACGGCAATCTCTCCATGATTTACACCGGATAGGAGCTTTTTATGGCAACGACCGTCAGCTACTCGGCCTCGATGCGCACGCGGAAATCCAACTCGTCAAGCAATTTCAAAAGCGCAGAGGCGGGCCAGGAATTCTATTACGACGATTACAATTTCGTGGGCATCGTGCATTTCAGCGGATTGTCCTTGCTCAACAAAATCATCACCGGCATTACGCTGCGCGTGACCTCCGCAGAAGCTGGCTTCGCAGGTGCGACAAAAACCGTGTACCTGCGCAAATCCAAGTATCAGGCGGCGTCTCAGTCAGGCGTGACGGGCGGCAATTATTACGGGGACGCGCTTGGAACTTTTACGGGGTCGTTCTACGGGAACACCGCTTCGTATGACTTCTCCGGCGCACTCTTTAATAACGTCGCGACCTACCTTCAAGCGGGAAACAACACGTTTTGCCTGTACAATCCCTCGCCCTCCGCCAGCTCACAGGGGTACTCGTACAACTATCTCATGTGGACAGCGGCCACCCTTTACGTCACCTATGAGGAAGGGATCAGCCAGCCTCGCGTGTCCGTGCCGTCCGCTGATATGGGCTCCGCCGTGACGGTCTACACCGACCGCAAGAGTACGTCGGCGACGCACACGATCTCCTACTCCTTCGGCGGAGCCTCGGGGCAGATTGCCTCCGGCGTGGGCGATTCCGTGGCATGGACGCCGCCCGTATCGTTGGCCGCGCAGATTCCCTCGGCCACCTCGGGCCTGTGCACGATCACCTGTGACACCTATTACTCCGGCGTACTCACCGGCACCAAGACCTGCACGATCACCTTGAACGTGCCCGCCTCGGTCGTGCCCACCATTTCGAGCGTGAACTACTCCGAAGCGGTGGCGGGCATCGCGGCGCAGTTTGCAGGGTATGTGCAGAACAAGAGCAAGCTGGCGGTGTCCATCACCGCCGCTGGAGCGCAGTGCAGCACCATCACGGCTTACCGCGCCACGCTGGGCGGCAGCACCTATACGACCTCGTCGTTCACCACCGGCCTTCTATCCGTGGCGGGGAGCAATACGCTGACGGTAACCGTAACGGATTCGCGCGGCCAGACAGCCACCGCCACCCGTACGATCCCGGTACTGGCCTATGCGCCGCCGACGCTGTCGCTGTTCAAAGCCGAGCGATGCAACAGCACAGGTACCGCGCCGCAGACGGACGGTAACCGGGTGCGCATCTCGGCCACAGCGGGCGCTTCATCGGCTGGCGGCAAGAACACCATGAGCTGCACGGTGTTCTACAAGCTGTCCTCCGCGTCCACATGGACGCAGTCCACGACGATCGCGCCCAGCAATTACGCGGTTGCCTCATCCAATCTGCTCCTGCCGCAGACCTTTGATGCCCTGTCGAGCTTCGACCTGATGATCCGCGTCGCGGACTTTTTCCACACCGTGGAGCAATCCGTGAGCATCGGCACCAAGCAGGTCATGATGGATTTCTACCGGAACGGCACCGGCATTGCTTTCGGTAAGGTGGCGGAAACGGCGGGCGCGGTGGAATTCGGCTGGCCGCTCATGCTCGTTGCTCCCCTCACCATTGCGCAGGGCGGGACGGGCGCAACCTCCGCGGCATCAGCTCTGGCGGCGCTTGGCGCGGCGGCGGCCAGTCATTCACATGCTCTGTCTGCTTGCACCGGTATCTTGTCCGTCGCCGCAGGCGGCACAGGGGCTACGGACGCTGCCACGGCGCGCAGCAATCTTGGGGCGGCACCCAGTTCCCACAGCCATGCGGCATCTGCAATAACCTCCGGCACGCTGGCAGCAGGCCTGTTGCCATATAAGTTTGCCTTCGGTGGAGTCAGCATCAGCGGTTCCACCAGTGCCACGATCAATTACAGCGGTGCCGGTTTTACAACCGTCCCTGTGGTAGCCGCCACCTATTCCACGACGGACAGCAACTGGTCCGGCGATTATGGCGCCTTGAAGGTTTACAACAAGACAACGACCCAAGCGTCCATCATTATCGGTGGCTCGTTCAGCACCTTGCGCGATGTCGATTGGATCGCCATTGGCGTCTGAACATATTCTTCAAGCCGTCCGCCTTGGGCGGCTTTTCATATACACAGAAATCCTTGGGAGGGATTCATCATGAAGGAACCATTGGGAACCGGCCTGGCCGCCACCAGCACGGCGCAGCCGGCAAAAGGTGCTACGCTGCATTGTAAGCCGAATTGATCCCGATTTCAAGCGCTAGGTGGCGCCATTTTTACTCGAGAGGTGAATTTCATGAATTACGCGGAAATCGCAAAGGCTGCCCGCGACTGGGCGGTCTCCAAGGTGGGCTGCCGGTACAGCCAGGCTAAGCGCACACAGGAGGGCATCTTCGACTGCTCCTCTCTCGTCGCGCGTGCCTACAGCGCCCAGGGCAAGGCGTGGAAGTACGGGGGACGTGTGCCAATCTCCTGCAACGAAGTTTATGACGATGATTTCGAGCTGCTCTGGCCGGAAAACTACGCCGCCATTGGAAAGAAGTTCGGCGGCTCCTCCGTCATCGCGAAGGCCACACAGCTGGGCGACCTGCAGTTCCTCTTTACCGAGAAGAACAGCGGCCGGGCGAACCGGATCACCCACGTCACCATGGTGGCGTCGGCTTCGAAGATCGTGCATGCGAGGGGTACCGCCTACGGCGTCCGAACGGATGCCATCACCCACTACGCCGGCAAGGTCTGCGCCGTGGTGCGGTACAATCCCGGCTGTGATCTGGTGCTGGGCCACAGGGGCTACCGGACGGCAGCGATGCAGAAAGCATTGAACGAAAACGGCGCCGACCTTAACGGCGATGGCGAGTTTGGCGCAAAGACGCTGGCGGCACTCAAGGCATTCCAGCAGAAAGTGGGGCTGCCTGTTACCGGCAAGGGCGACGCCGCAACGCTGGCTGCGCTGGGGCTGACGGCTGCGGTGGAAGCGCCTGCCAATCCGACGCCGACCGCAAGCATCCGCGTCACTGGAGATTCGGTCAACCTCCGCACCGGCCCGGGCACCGCCTATGATGCGGTGAAGGTGGCGAGCAAGGGTGCGGTGTTGACGCCCGCGGTCATCGACGGCTGGCGGCCGGTCCTCGTCGGGGGCGAGGTCTTATGGATCAGCAAGGAATACACGGAGGTAATAACGTGAGAGACATTACGATCGACCTGGTCTGGAACAAGATCCAGATCTTCATCACCGCGCTGGGCGGATTCCTCGGTTGGTATCTCGGCGGCAACGACGGCCTGCTCATCACGTTGATCGCGTTCGCCTGTATCGACTACATCACCGGCGTCATGTGCGCCATCTCTGACAGGACGCTGTCCAGCGCGATCGGCTTCCGCGGCATCTTCCGCAAGATTCTGATCTTTGCGCTGGTGGGCATCGGGCACATCGTGGACGCGCATGTGATCGGCACCGGCAGCGCGCTTCGAACGGCAATCATCTGCTTCTATCTGTCCAACGAGGGGGTCTCCATACTGGAGAATGCCGGGCATCTGGGCCTGCCGGTCCCGGACAAGCTCAGGACGGTTCTTGAGCAGCTTCACGATCGGGATGACGACGCTGAATAGCCTGTGCCCCTCCGCCGGGATCTGTCGTTATGAAACAAATCCCGGCGGTTTCTTTCTCTCCCCGAAACGCCGATTATGATCCGAAATGGAGTTGAACTTATGGAACGAACGATTTACCATGTCACTGGTTCTCCGGATGGCAGCAAACAAACGGGAGGGAAAACCGTGACGATCGTTCATTTAACACTGGGCAAGAT